GCTCGAAGCCGTCCACCACAAAGCGGTCATCCCCCCCCGTAAACCGCTCAACCAGGTCGACAGCTAGTCGGCCTAGGTCAAGCTTCGGGGAGGAAAGAGAGTCCGCGAACATTCGGCGCACGGCCTTCTCAATGATGAGTTTAGCACTCTCATCAGAGAGGAGACCGCTGTTTCAGAGATTGACCGACTGGGGCCCACCGAGCAGTTCCGAAAGGAACTGGGCGGCCCCCAGAGTGCCATCTGAAAACTGCGCCGAAAGGACGCAATGCTGGGCCTGGACCCTGACGGAAGAACAAATCTTCCTACGGAATCCAAGCCGAGCATAGAGACTCTCGACCGCACCAGGGATCCCAGACTGAGGAACTAGGCCCCTCCGCTGTTCTCCGTAGAGGGCCGATACTAGAAGAGGAACACTCTTATAGGTATCGATCACCGCGGAGACAGGGAAAGGGGTAATCTCCTCGCCCTTGTGAAACCATCTCTTGGCGAATTCAAAGGTGTCAAGAGACACCAGAGTTTTCTCCACCGAGACGGAAACTCCAAGCGAGGAGAGCCTAGACCGGTAGGCCTGAGCAAGCTCCGGGTCTCCAATCAGGATGTCATCACCAAGGACGACATACCTGGCTGATTCCCAGAGAATACCCAGCTCCCGACAACAGTCGTACACCACAAAGTGGTGGGCAACTGCGAAGGAAGCCCAAGAGGAATAGGCTCCCATTGGATTACCAACACGGTAGGATACGTCCCCCTCCGAACTGGAGAAGGGGTACCCCACCATGATGTTCCTCCAATGGTGAACCCATTCCTGGGTAAAGGCCCCCTCGAGAACCCTTGAGATTAGATCAACCGGAAAACGGTCGGTCGCGTCTTTAAGGTCAATGGAGTAGAACTCACGAGAGTCCCACTCCAGAACTTTCTCGAGGAAACTCCCCTGGTTGAAAGTCACATCTTGAGGAATCTTCCTGAGGACTCCGAAAAGGAAGAAGTGAACCGGACGAAGAACCGTCTGGGAC